GTGGCACGTTGGATAGGCATCACTATTTTCTTCTTGAAATTGAGAGAGTTCTCTTCATATACTGCAGGAGAAGTAATAGAGCCATAGAGTCCAACTAAGGTTTGTTCATTAAACTTCATCATTCGTAGGATTTTCATTTCATACATTAAGGCATGAACACCTTGAGTACGATCATATTTCGAGAAATCCATTTCTCCGAAGATGAGTTTTAATGTTCCATCAGGTTGCGGAACATTAGCAATAAAAAACGTATCGTCCCCAGCCATAATAAAAGCGGCTCTTTTGGGGGAATAAGATACCCAGTCTAAAGACTCAGTAAACCATTGTCCCAGGTCCGAAGCATTTTTACCCGAACCAACAGCTAGGAGAACTTCCCATCCATTCGCAAACAGAAAAGGATCTCTCCAAATAGTTTTTAAGGTCTTCATAGCACGGTCCATACCTATACAGCAGAAGGCTTGAATGGTAGGATCTACAGCTTTAACTAGACGAGCTTTAACTCCCATGCCAACAATCGGTTGGTCATCATGTGTGAACAAATTAAGTTCTTTTGGTGCGAGTACTTCATCTGATTTTAAAAAAATTGTTGATTTCTGATAAAGCATATCCTCTGAGTGCTTATTAACCGCTTCTTGAGCACGCTTTCTTTGCATGCTAGCATTAAAATGAGCTACCCATTCTTTTCTGGACATTTTCCAACGATCACCTGAATATAGATCAGGATCAAAAGATATGAGTCTGCGGCGCATCTCGGGAAACATTTTCTCGTATGCATCAGTCCAATTGGGACCGACAATATCACATTTAGTGTTATAGGGAGTACAGCCTAGTATTTCACAGGGTTCTAAAAACTCAGCTTTCGCCAAGTTACGAATTTGTAAGGCTAAATGAAACTGAAAAATGCCAACCGGTCTCTGAAAAATTGCTGGTGAAGAGACCACGATAAATTGGCCAGCTGGTTTCGTTTTCATAACATAAGAATCCACAGGGACAGGAGAATAATTAATTGGTGTTGTAATTTGTCCAGGGATAAACGATTCAGCAGCTGTTAATAATAATGGAAGAGCTGATTGGAAATATTTTTGTTGTGAGGCTTCAATGGAAGCATGCCAATCAGCTAAGCGAGGGGAGACCCAATGGTTGAAAAATGTAAAATTCGTTCTAGGGATTGTAATCCGATCCAGTGTGTCTTGAAACCACATCTCGCATAAAAATTCAGAGCACAAATATAAAAGGTTTGTTATGTAATTTGCTCTGGTACCGATCACCCAGATATGATTAAGTTCTAGGTCGGGTTTATTCCATAAGGATAAAAGGACAGTAGTCATATTAAAGACAGCATATCCAATCTTGAAAGCCGGATCAACTGGCACGTAAGCCAAGGGCAGCGTTAAAGCTACAACAACGATTTTGTTGATTTGCGGTTCTTCAGATAAAGTCCAAGCAACCCCGTTCATAAGAATATGTCCAATTGGTCCTGTTCGACGAGCTAACTCATGAAAGGCCAATTTGTAAAGCATTAAGACAAAACAATACGATGACCACTCTCGGGTGGCTGGTAAATTACACCATGGGGGTAAAGTTTCGACTACAGCATAAAGCAATGTACCGCAAGGTCCAATCTTCTCTTTTACACATTCTTCAGTTATAGCGCATAAAGCGAGCTGGGGTGCTAGAGAGAAAGGAGAAATATTTGTTAAGGCGGCCATCGGTGTGGACACTGAAGGGGGAAGAGATATAGATGATATAAACTTCTTAGAATAATCCCACAAGGTAGTAAACTTGTTTTTAATCGTAGACCAAGTAGGAAAAAATTTTAATAAAGAAGAAATCATGGTATCTAATAAAGGACAAAATGCACATCCGAGCGGGGCCGAAAAATTGGCAGCCCATTTTCG